CCACCGACTATGTGTGGAAGGTCGGCAACGAGGGCGGCATCACGAACGGCGCGCCCGGCACCATCTACGGCGTGCCGTACCGCATCGGCCAGTATGTGCCGACCGCGACGACGAACAACAATGTCTTCGCCGTCGTGGGCGATTTCAACTACTTCGAGATCTTCGACCGCACCGGCATCACCTCGATGATGGACCCGTACTCGGCAGCGTCGACTCACGAGACCACGCTGTATGTCTACACGCGCACGGACTCGAAGATCACGCTCGCGAACGCGTTCGCCGCGATCACCTGCTAAGCCATCTTCTTCCGACGCCCAGGGGGGGCGAAAGCCCCCCCTAGGGTCTTATGACCATCCCGCTCCTAACGATCAAGTCGGCCTTGAAGGTCGACTACGACGATGACGATCGCGAGCTCACGAGGCTTCGCGAAGCTGCCATGTCTTTGATCTCGAGGAACACGGGCCTCGCGCTCGAGGTGCAGGACTCGACGCTGTACCTGGTCGAGTGGCGAGACACGACCTTCCCCGTGCAGCCGTTCCAGTCGGTCGCGAGCGTGAAGTACACGACGGGCGCGGTGCTCACGACGATGCCGAGCACCGACTACTGGATCGACCGCAGCGACGCGCTGCCCGTGCTGCGCTTCCTCGAGCAGCCCGGCCGCGACGAGGGCACCGCGATCCTCGTGAGCTACAGCGTCGGCTACGCGAACCTTCCGCCCGAGGTCGTGCACGCGTGCATCAGCCTGATCGGGCATTGGTATAACAACCCCGAGGCGTCGCAGCCGATCTCGATGTCGACCGTGCCGCTCGGCCTTCAGTACATCCTCGAGTCGATCACGACGAAGGCAGCGATCCGATGATCTCGGCCGGCCGACTCAATTGGCTTGCAACCGTGCAAACGCCGTCGACCTCGCAGGACGCGCTCGGCATGCGCGTGGAGACCTGGACAAGTGGCGCGAGCTTCCGGGCCGACCTGCGCAACGACTCCGGCAACGAGACATCCTACGCCGACGGCGTGGCCGTCCTGAAGAGCTACGAGGTCCGCGCGCGGTGGCAGGCCGTCCAGGGCGCCGGCCTCACCGAGGTCGACCGACTCTCGATCCGCGGAAAGACCCTGCGCGTCAACGCAATCCGCAACCTCGACGAGGCCGACCGCGTGGCCGTGATCGACTGCACGGAGGTCGTATGAGCCTCGAGAGCGCCGTGCGCGCCATGCTCACCGCGGGCACCACGATCAACCTGGTGCCCGACGCCCGCATCACGCACGGCTACCGGCTCCAGGACACCGCGCTGCCGGCGATCACCTTTGAGGTGGCCCAGTACACCGTCGAGGGCATCGGCTCGTCGCCGATCAGCCGGTGCGACATCGAGGTCCGCTGCGTGGCCGAGGCGACCGTCGACGCGCTCGCGATCGCTGCGCAGGTCCGCTCGGCGTGCGTCGCCGGCACCTACGACGGCGTGGTCTTCTCTGCCGTGATCGACACCGGCGGCAGCGCCGACGCCGCGACCACGGCCGACGGCGACGAGTCGCTGCCCGCCGAGTACGCGCAGACTTTCACGATTTATTACACGGAGTAAGCCATGGCACTGAGCACCAAGGTCTCAAGCATTTCGTTCAACACCGTACTGATCACCTCGTGCGGTTCGTTCACGATCAGCAACAACCGCGAGACGGTCGATGTCACCGAAATCGGCTCGAACACGCGCGCCTTCATTTCGACCGTGCAGACCGCCACCGCGTCGTGCGAGATCTTCTACGACCAGACAGAAGCTTCGACCGCCTTGCTTGAAGCGCTCATTACAACCGGCACCGCCGGCACACTCCTCGTGACGGTCGCAAGCGGACAGACCTACACGGCCTCGGCGATCGTGACGCGGTTCGAGATCACCGGCTCGGCCGGAGATGTCGTGCGCGCGGCCGTCGACTTTCAGCTCACCGGAGCAGTGACGATCGTATGAGGTCGATCCGCGACGCGCTCTCTCTTGCGGACCATCGCACCGAGCTGTGCGGTGCGGTGGTCACGCTTCGCCGGCCGTCGGCGCTCGACCTCGTCGAGGCGATCGAGGTCTCGCAGAAGGAGCCCGGCAAGCTCTTCGCGTGGCTTGCCTGGCGCCACCTGATCGAGGACGGCAAGCCCGTGTTCGCCTCGCTCGACGAGGCGCTCGCGGCCGACGGCCTCACGGTGCGCAAGATCGGCGAGGCCGCGGAGGCGCTCTACAGCGAAGGCCGGGACTAAGCCAGGCCGCGCGCGGCGTGCTCCGCGCGGCCACGAGATACCTGAGCACGGATCTTGCCCGCATCCCCGTCGCGCTAATCAATCACGAGCTCGACATCCCCGACTGGGAGGCAATCCGTGGCGAGATTCGTAAAGCGAAGGGAGCGGCTCGAGGCGCTGAAGTCGGCGGGCGCGTACACGGTCCAGTTCAGCTATGACCCGGATGACATCCGCGACATGCGGAAGCTCGTGCAGTCGTACCCGGTGAAGATGCGCAAGAAGGTGATTCGCCGCGCGCTCGTGCGGTGGTGCTCGCGCGTCGAGGCGCGTGCTCGAGCGAATGCGCACCCGAACGCCACCCGCACGAAGGCGAACCTGTTTCACAAGGTGCGCGTGTACAAGCGCGCCGTGTGGGGCGCCGTCGGCGTGCGTACGGGAATGGTGCAGCCTGGGCAGGAGCTGAAGGGCCGCTATGGCGACATGCTCCCCGGTTGGCGCTCGCACCTCTACGAAGTCGGTTGGCGTCCGTATCCGAAGCTGTGGGACAATGACCGCGAGAAGCGCAAGGGCAAGGGCCGAGGATGGCGCAAGGGCCTGCGCAAGCGCACGGCCGGCGTGGCGCGCATATACCGGCTCGAGTACATGTCGGCGGGCTACCGCGCGGAGAAGGGCAATCTGCGCGCGGCGCTCGTCTACGAGATCGGGCTCGATGTCCGCAAGATGAACCGCAAGTCGGCGATCGCTGCCAAGAAGGCGCAGCTCGCCGCGAACCGTGCCGCACGCATGCGCAAGCGTGGAGAGAATGCGGCCAAGCGATTCCGAAACGCAGAGATGCGCGCACGCAAGCAGGGAGGTTTCATATGAGCGACAAGATGCCGGCAGTGAAGGTGCCCGTCACCGTCACGACCGAAGGCGTGAGCAAGGGCCTGAAGGACACCGAGGCGAAGATCGCGGCGAGCGCGCAGCGAATCCAAAAGACGCGCGCCGCCATGACTCCGGCGCTCGGCGCTCTCGGCGGCGGGCCGCTCGGCGGCGTGCTCGGCGGGATCGGCGGCATGGGCGCGGGCGGCGGCATGGCTGCCGTCATGCTCGGCGCCGTGCTCGCGCCTGTGCTCGCGATCACGAAGACCTTTGATTCAATGGTCACCGCGGCGCAGGGCGCCGGCGAGGCGCTCGCGAAGTTTCAGGCAACCGGAGAACTTGCGGCCGGGATGAACAGCGTGATGCTCGAGCGGCTCGCAAAGGTCGAGGCTCGCACGAAGGGGGTTGGCGAGATGCCGGGATTCGGTGCCGGCGTCGCGTTCGGCACGGGCGGCGAGAAAACGCTCATGGAGGAGTTTGCCGTCGAGATCAAGAAGTTCCCGACGATGTTCGGCGCCTACCTCGGGAAGCTGTTCACGGCCGAAGGCACGCTCTCGGAGAAGGTCGGCCAGGCGCTCGCAAGCGCGTACGGCGCGGTCGGCACCGAGGGGCAGGCGCAATACTTCGAGGCTTCGATGCGTGACCCGCGGCTGCGCAGCCGGCTGCACGAGAACCTCACCGCGTACATGGACGATCCAAGCAGCGCCGCCCAGGTGCGCGAGCTCCGCAAGATCAACCGGAACCTCTCCTAATGGCGACCACGACGAACTTCACCTACAACCTGCTCTCGAGAAACACGCAGGAACCGACGCTCGAGTCTGAAGGCGTGATCACGATGGAGATCGTGGTGCAGAAGACGCCATTGAGCGGCGCGCCCGTGCAGGTGCTGAACCCGGATGACATCCGGCAAATGCGCGAAGAAGGCGTGATCCCGTGGACCGGAGCGCTGTTCCCTGGCGCTTCAACCGCGACCTGGGAGAAGGTCGCCAGATTCCGCAGCTACACGGCCGAGTTCATCGACGGCGGCAAGGCGCTCCGCGTGGGGCTCCGGTGGACCACACGCTACACGATCGACGCGGCAACCTTTCAGGGCGGCTCGCCGACGCGGGTTGTCGTGCTGCCGATTAGCGTGGAGTATGTGACGCGCACGCGCACGCTGAACCTGTACCGCGCCTCGTGGACAACGGCACCGCCGAGCGGATCGGACGCCACCGGCGCGGACATCGGCGGCACATCCCTTCGGCAGCAGGACCAGGGAAGCACGATTCAAATCCCGCAAGTCGGCGTGCGCATGCGTGCCATGCAGGATGCAACCGTGACGGCCATGAACACGGCCGCGGCGACGCTCTCGAGCTACGCCGGATACAAAAACTCGGCGACCTTCCTCGGCTTCCCGGCGAACACGCTCATCTGTGAAGGCGTGTCAATTAGCGAAGCGCAGGATGAGTTCTACGAGGTCGTGTTCGAGTTCTTGTACGACTACTTCTACCACCATGAGCAGGTGCCGATCTGCGACGCCGACGGCAAGCCGAAGCGCACCGCGGCCGGAGAACTTGCCGATGTCCGGTGGAAGCGACTGCCGCGCTCAAGCGTGGATTTCAACCTGATCTTTGCGGGCGATACGCGCCTGAAGGCACGCGCCGAGACCGGGTGGTTCACATGAACATCGGACGCGGCGGCAACCTTTCCCGCGGCGAGGCCGACCTCGAGCGCGTCCGGCGCGTGCGCCTGGACGATGAAGCGGCCGTCGGCATGCTCGCCGTCATCACGGGCGCCACCGGCACGGCCGTGCCGTACCAATGGATCTACTCGTGGTCGGCCGCCGAGCTCGTGTCGGCAAGCCCGTATACGGCAGCGGCCAAGGGCACCGGCCTGCAAGGCGAGGCCGTGAGCATGTCGGAGATCTCGAACGGCGCGAAGGTCTCGTACGGTCTTACGGTCGCGAACCTTCCCGCGGGCTTTCAGCCCGTTAGAATCCCCGACGGCACTGCGGTTTGGATCGTTCCGTGGCGTCAGAACAACGGCGCGCTCCTATGGTTGGTTCTCAACACGCAGGCCGTCGACGGCTCCTGCCCCCCGTGAGGTGACTTATGAGCTGCGTTCCGATCTACAACATGAACATCGTCCAGGGCGCGAACTTCACGCTTACGGTGACATTCTCGGCGCGCGACCTCACCGGCTACACGGCGCGCACGCAGGGACGGACCTCGTTCGATTCCAACCAAACCGTGTTCGATTGGACCACGGCAAACGGCTACCTCGCGATCTCGTACACCGCGCCCGACACGACGCTCACGATCACCGCGACGGCCGCGCAAACCGCGGCGCTCGGCTCGCACCCGCACAGCCAGGCGCACGGCATCGAAGGCGTGTACGACCTTGAGATCGTGTCGCCTGGCGGCGTAGTCGAACGCGCCTTTCAGGGCACATTTTCCGTGCTGCCCGAGGTGACCCGATGAGCGACCTCATCATCACGCAGCCCGCCGCGAATGTGCTCACGCTCTCGAGCGCCGCGCCGCAGTTCGCCGGGCTTGCAAGCGCTTCGAGCGCGATCACCGTGGATGTGACGCTCACGACCGCGAATCAGGTCTACGACATCACAAGCGTGAGTCTTTCCGCGGGCACATGGATTGTCGTGGCGCAATGCCAGTTCTACAGCTCCGGTGCCGGCGTCACCTCGTACACCGCGCGCATCCTGAATGCGTCGAGCGGGGAGGTGCTCTCGTCGAGCAGCTCGATGCACCCGTCGCAGGCGGGCGGCGTCGCGAACGCGAACATGGGGTGCCTCGTGACGCTCACGGCGACCACGACCGTGAAGCTCCAGGGGACTGCGAATGTGAGCTCGCGCACCGTGCGCTACCAGTCGTTTCCCGGAAACTACGACAACGCGACCTGCATCCAGGCCGTGAGGATCTCGCCGTGATCGAGCAGTTCGCACCGGCCGTGCCCGTCGTGGCTGCCGTGCTCGGCGCGGCCGCATGGTTGCACAACTCGCTCGGCGCGCTGCGCACTGAAATCCGCGTGATTCAGGCGCAGCTGAACAACTACGACCGACGGCTCGACAAGATCGAGCGCGACATCAGCGACCTACAGAAGGAGCGCCACCAGTGAAGAGCTACCGCACGACCCTCGCCGGAATCGCTGCCATTTGCACGGCGGCCGCGTCCGTGCTCACCGGACTTGCCGAAGGCACCGCGATTGATTGGACGGCCGTCATCGGTGCCGTGATCGCGGGCGTCGGCCTCATGGCCGCGCGCGACAACCAGGTCACGAGCGAGCAGGCTGGCGCGAAGTGATCTATGCGGTGCTGCGCGCGATCATCGACTCGTTCGTCGAGTGGGCCTCGAAGCCTCGCGAGGTGCGCCTTGTCGGCGGCGGCAAGCGCTTCGCTGATCGGGTGCGGGCCGAAATTGACCGTCGCACCCGACAGCCCGATGCTAATCATCGAGGCGACAGGCCACGCCCGAGTGGCCGTGCATGATCCGACCACGGGCCTTCTGATCGATTATGGGTGGATTCCCTGCTCGGAATTGGTCGGCCAAACCGTCGTTACCTACGAGTGGGGTTCTGATGCCCGCTAGCCCGTACTGGTGTTGCTGCGCAAGCGGCTCGTGTGACTGCACGCTCCGCGATACGGTCTACGGGCAGACGATCGACACCGGTTGCTGCCACCTCGACGATGAGCTCCTCCTGTGGTGCTACCGGCCGGGTTGGTCGAACGAGGTGTGGCTGAATTGCTCCGGCACGAGCGAGGTGCACTACAGGGTGACCTGGGCATCGTGCGAGCCAATCGTCGCGCTGTACAAGTTCTACGGCTGCTTCTATCGCGTGGCCTATCCGCCCCTGCTCATGGGCGCGGAGGGGCTTTGCAGCCTGCCGCGCGGTTGCAGCGTGCCGGGCTGCTCGGGCCCCCCGCCGAGCGGAACGACCACCTGCGAGCCTGGCGGAGTCGATTGGCCGACAGCCACCGATCCGTGCTGCGCCGGTGCAGGCGTGGGCTGCCAGTGCGGGACCTCGTGGCTCACGAACCGCATGCGGTTCGTCATGCAGGACGGCGACGCGCGCTACCCGAGCCCGTGCAAGTGGCTCGACGAGCTCGCGTGCTACGCGGGTGGCGCGAGCGTGTGCGGCTCGGGCTCGCTCTACAACCAGTTCCTCGGCGTGGTCTACTTCGAGCGGCACTGGAAGATCCCGGACGGCGTGTTCTCGAAGGACTTCTGCCCGCCAGGCGTGCGAATCTCGATCCCGCCGTGCGACAACTGCACCGAGGACTACGACCCGAACCCGAGCACGGCCGTGCCGTACTGGTTCGCGTACGCCGGTGCGGGCGTCCCGTTGTTCTTATGCGATGTGGACGACGCGCTCGCGCACGGCGTGATCTCGGCGCAGGAGTACACCGACCTCCTCACGGCGCTCTACTCGCGCGTGCAGCCCGACCAGGCGATCCTGTGCAAGATGCGCGACTACTTCAGCCCGGGAGACTGGCGCGACGAGCAGGTCGCCGCATGGGGCGAGCTGAACACGAAGTTCCCGGGAGCGGGATACGCCGCCT